CCATATACTTCTGTTGATAGACTGCGATAGTGCTCGATATACTCATACGGCGAAAATGTATGATCTACAGTAAATAATGTCATACATATCTTTTTCCTATTTTCATCGTTTAACCAATATTTTTTCACGATTCGGCTTACCTTGTTGAAAAAATCGTCAAAATGATTGTCGACTTTGGTTTCTAATGCGTCCTTGTCCATTATTTCTTCATTGCCATTTTTGTATTCAATATAATACACAAATCTCTTTACTCTTGACATCTTATTTATAATAATCTAAATAGCAAAATGTATTTAGATTATTTTATTATACTTTTTATAAACCTTTTTAAATCTTATTATGGGCATGTAAATGATTTTTTTTTAGATTTTTTAATTGTTTTTTTAGTTTTTTTAATTGTTTTTTTAGATTTTTTAATTGTTTTTTTAGATTTTTTAATTGTTTTTTTACCTCCTTTCGAAAGTTGATAAAGATCCCTTACAAGTGACGGATCCATATTAAATGGATTGTCAGACGTATTGCCTTGTTCTAACGCCATAACTGACGCAATAACTTTGAAATTTAGTAATAAATCTTTTAACTCGTTATCGCCTTCTACAATGGACAATGGTGAAAATGGTAACCTTCTTAGAGGGTGTGGTTCACTGTCCTTAAAATTTATATCTGCTCCATATGTTAAAAGAAGTTTGATAATCTTGATAAGCGATGTACGTCTTTCTATCAAAGCAATAGAGTTTTTCGCTATTTGTACTGCTATGTATAAAGGTGTTATGTTAACAGTCCAATTATTATCATTTTGTTTGACTGGTTCATCAACCTTTGCGTTATTATCAAGAAGAAGTTTAATAATTTGAAATTTTATATCTTCATCTCCATCTCCATCTCCATCTCCATCTCCATCTCCATCTCCATCTCCAATTTCATCATCTCTAGTTATAGCCACGAATAGAGGCGTTATTAATCTTACGTCTATCGTATTCAAACCATTAGAAAATTTGTCATAATAATCTCCATCAGTTGTAATATTTGGATTCGCTCCTTGTTCAAGAAGACATTTTACCGTTTCAAGTTCTCCGAATTCGGTTGCTAACCATAATGCCGTCATACCATCATCGTCTTGCCAATTTATATTGGCTTTATGTTCAACAAGTAGTTTAATAATATTACAATGTCCAGCATGTGCTGCCACGAATAAAGGGGTTGGTGTTTTTTTTTGGTCCTCCTCCTCCGACCATTCCCAAGATGAATAATCAACTCTATCTACACTCGTGTCTTTAAAAACCAATTTGACATTACGTGAGTCATTGTTGTCATATCTAAGTTTAAGGCGCGGGACAATTTCGTCATGTTTGTCAAGAAGGAGTTTAACAATATTTTCATTTCCGTTCATTGCGGCTACAAATAAAGGTGTTACAAAATACTCATATTTATTTTTTTTGCCTCTATACTTTCCCCACTCGAGTTCCACACTTTCAGTTATATCGGCACCTTTAGATAACAGCAGAGCGACGATGTCATCATACCCTTGTTCTGCCGCTATAAATAGAGGGGTTTTATATACCTGAGGCATCCCTCTCATCAACCCTCGATTCACAGCCATCTTTAATACCTCTGCATCTGTGATTTTATCTAAAATTTTTTGAACCTCTGCATACTTGTCCGATTCGTCTGTTTTTTTATTTGTCAGACATGCGATAATATTTTCGTAGATGGTTCGTCCTTCTTCAGTTTTTTCCGGTTTGTCTTCAAACAACTTTTTCCTTACTATTTCTCTTTCGTCCTCTTTCAAGTCTTTATTTTCTTCTTCTTCTTCCTCATTCAAGTCTTCTTCTTCATCTTCATTTGTGCTCATTTAATTTATATATATATATAATTACTATTTATATATATAATATAATGTTTATGTAATTTACACTTCTAAATGTTGTATCAAAATAATACGTAAGGTTTTACTAGTTCTATAAAAAAGATAGGAAATATAAAAGCAAAAGACTTATACTAGGTCCGCCTTCACAGTATCAACATTGCGCTTTCTAAAATTGTGATTCAGGCAATACATCAAAAGGCTCGGCGCCAAATTATTTACATAATTAATAACCACGGTATTTGTTACAGACCCCTTTTGTTCCCGCAATTTCGTCAGATAATGCTCATGAAGCTTAAACATGTGTGTCTTATATTGCTCAGGAAACTCCTTTAATGGTTTCTCCTTCTTTATGTAGCACGCAATGTAATTCTGATGAAGTGTATTTGTAAACATATGGATTTGGTCCCTGAACTTGGACAATTGGTCCTTTGTCTCCGGATAGAACTTGAGAAACTCTGGTATCTTGCCCTCCTTTCTTAAGGACAAATACTGATACTGAAGCTTTGACTGGTTGCCGCGCAATTGCCGCACCTCCTCGTAAATCGGGTTACGAATCTTACATCGCTCATTGGTTACAATATTCTTAATGATAATTCCCATAATATTGTAGGGCGTATTTGGGCTAGCAAATTTATTAATAAGCTCCGTGTAAGTCGAAAACTCATAGACCTCAGGAAACCGAATCGTAGTTAGTCCCCAAAAGCCATATTGCTTCACTAGAGACAATGGCTGAGGATAGACGCCAATCGAGCCGTCTAAATTGTGCTGAATATTGTAGACCTCAATAAGATACAGTTGCGGCTTTGAAAATGGCACGACAATTCGGTTACCAGGATGCTGTAATACAAAACTGTAGCAATACATTGGGTTAAGAGTATTGATGAATAACCCATTGTCGGTACACGCCTCCTGAAACATCTCATTGAAGGTTTTAGAGCCGGGACCTTGAAAGAAGGACATGTTGGCTCCAACCGTGCTTCTTGTAGCAATTTGCCAACTGGCAGCGGCAGGGTCGAAGAATACATTAATCATTGTGCCTTCAACAAATTCCTGGGCAATAATATGATTTGTTTCCTTTGATTCTATTTCATTTTCTTCGACTTCTTTTGCTACTATTTCATTTGCGCTAAAAATAGGATACATTTCCATAAATTTATCCGCATGGAACGACTTGGGAGGAGCAAAACAGACAACATTGTTTAGCGAATTAATAATTACTGAGCGAAAAATGCCATAACTGGGTATCAAATCTTTAGACAATGATGGCTTGTTATATCGGACAATTCTGTATTTCTGATTTAATTTAGTAGAATATGTGATTGTGTTTAATTTATTGTCATTATTGGCTTCTAAATCTTGATTGGTTAAAGTATTGACAAATTCAGGTGTATCTGTTAGTCTGTAAAAATACATGGTTACTATTTATACTATATTATCTACTTGTCTTTAAACCCTTTAAATTTAATTTTTTCCGTTTTATTACTTGTAAATTTATGGTGGTAGTAGAATATTGTTTCTAATTAGAAAATTATTAAAGATAAAAATTTCTACTATAAATATAAGATAATGTCCCAACCATCTGATAAAGAAAAATCATTCACAGACAGCATAGAGGACGGATTGTCGTCGTTTATAGATAAAACAAAGGCAGCAGCAAGTGACATAGCAAATAATGTATCTAAAAAATCACAAGAATTAGTTGATAAGGCAAAGTACACTGGAGAAGAAATGATTTGGAGCGATGAGGAAGAAGGTGGGTTTAACTCTGTGGAAAACTCTGTGGAAAACTCTCCTTCTAGTAATGAAAACACTCCAAGTCCGTCTCCAAATGAAGTAAAAGAGTTAGAAAACCCAGTAGAAGATTTAAATGATGAATTGGCTGCTGTTATAGAAGAGGAACTTGTATTGAAGCTAGGCGACCTTATCTATGTTGTAGACCCAACCAATGAGATTTTAAATGACAACACGTTTATTATCGAATATATTGACCCAAGGAAAATCAAGTTAGTCAATATCAAAACATTTGAAAAAACACAATTAAAAATCGGAGACCAAGGAGTTATTGGTGAAGGAACTATAACCGAAATCAAAATTCTAAGTAGAAACCCTGAGGAAGGATTTGCCAGGCAAAACGGACTTGTATCAGGCAAATGGGTCAATATTTATTTTGGCGGAGAGTTTCCCACTGTGATTACCGGAGAGATTACCAATTTAGAAGAAGATATGATCGAACTCCGAACAAATGACAATGAAACATTGTATATTAATTTTGGATACCAAGGCATCCCGGAAAATCTGCCAATCGAGACATTTGAATTAAGACCAGCGCCTGCTGTAAGCTCTCAGAAAAATGAATTACAAGATGAATTGGCATTAAATGAAATGGAGCAAAATGAATTACAAGAAGAAATAGAAGAATTAGGTCTAAGCGAAGAAAATCAATCAGCGCCTACAACGATAGCTAAAAGCGACGTCCGTGATAAAATCAAACGCTTCCTTATTGAAGGCGACCAATTGGTCCTCGGTGACATCATCAAAATCAAAGAGGTTATCACGATTGATAAAGAAAAATATCGTTACAGTATTGAATCACAGACGAACGACTTACTAGAAGAAATGCTTTCAACTATTCCCAATGTCAAACGCACACCCAACATCTTAAATAGTATCCATATTATGATAACCCGTTTCCTCCAGCTGCGTAACCAATCATCCACATTTGACGGCAATCGCAACATTACAGGTGCTGTTAAAAAGACAGCAGATGACAAACCTTTAGCCGAATATTTGTCTAAATTTCAGAATACATTGTATTGGATTTTGTTAGTTGCTAAAAATGTCAAGAAGGTTTATCCTGAGAGTGAAAAGAGTAAAAAGGATGAAATCAATGATATTGAATATGTCGAAGTTAATGGTGACTTAATGGACTTGTCCGTTCTTTTCAAGAATTACAGGGCCAATATTGGCGGCGAAGGGCAGAACCGATATGCCGAATTATATGGTGCTATAAATCCTTTGTTAACCCCTTTTTCAAACATCGATGAACATGATAATGAAAATAACAGCACAATTATTAGTGCGCAAGTGACATCAAATATAAACGCAATCATAGATAATTTAGGCGACCTTTATTCCACAATTGTATCCAATGACGAAGAAATCACGCGTAAATTCGTTATACAAAAATACAATTTAGGATTGGACAGATTGGAGGCAACCAATTTAAAAGGCAGCAAAATGGTAGCACATCGCGTCAAACTAACACCCAACGACACCATTTCCATCAAATCCGTCTTAACGCTACCTGAGCCAACCGTGCGCTTCTCGCAAATTAATCTACCGGGGTCCAATATGTTAGTTAAGGCCAATCTCAATCTCCAATTTTTGAATTATTGGCAATTACTAAAACAAAAAACATCAGTTACCAATGTCGACATCGACGGATTAGACAACGAAATCGAATACGAAGACGATAATTTTGTAGACGACATTAAGAATTATATATTGGACTTTTCAACCAATGAGAAACCGGAAGGTTATTCGGACCTGGACATTTACAACCAGTTTCTGAAAATTATTATTCCCAAAATCCGCATTCTCTTCAATTTGGTTAAGAAATACATCAAGGGCAAACTCTCGATGGTCGACTTAATCTCCTATTTGGAGCCGTTTTTAATTTATTCAAATGACTTGACCTATATGCAATACATTGAACTGAACAAATTCATTGACACCAAAATTAGAGAATACAATAAGAACTATATTGAATACAGCCGTTCATTTTCGATAATTAAAAATATGAATTACAATCAGAAATACGATAATAAATTATTCGAAGTTCTCAATGATAATCAAAATGTGAAGAGTGTCGTATTTGGCGCATATGGACTGGAAGACCAGGCGGCACTATATAAAATGTCGAGTTCTGAATTTTTAAAGAAAATCAAACTGGATGACTATGGCAACGTGTTTAATACAGGCGTCACTTTTACAAATATACAGCTCATGTATCCGACCGAGTTGAACCCCATTTTCGATGGCGACAAAAACAGTTTACAGGCGCAACTGGATAAAAACAGAGCAGACGACAAGTGTACATCCTATGTAATTGCGAAAAAGTATTATTCAAAGGACCGGCTACTCACAGACAATGGGCAGACAATCTATTTTGATAAGGACTTTGATACCACCAATTATGACATTATTGATGTCGATTTCAAGAAGGAACGCGATTCATTAACATCTGAAGAAATGCTCGTTTATTTAACAGAACAGCTCCAAAAGAAGTATAAAAAGGATGAACAGACGGCAATTTATATGGCAGATACCCTTGTAAATAGAGCAAGGCGCGTGAGCGACGGACATTATGCGATTTTAGCAAATTCTGACGCAAATGAACCTGTAAATTTGGAGTATTACATACGCAAAAACAATGAATGGGTCCTGGAAGAAAATATCGACCCGGACTGGTTTATAAATGAGAGCGATATTTTGTGTAATATACAGACAGATTGTTTATTCAAACCAAACAAAACAGACAATCAATGTGAGACGGTCGAAGTAACACGCGACACAATGGTCACCAATGCTCTGAAAGAAATCATGGGTCAGTTTGACAAGAATTACCAAATAACCAAGGAAGATTTACAAAATAAGATTGACAAGATATCCTTATATTATGATGGCATATACAACAAGCTTCAGGATATTAAGAGCAAGGCATTTTACAAATACAACCAAGAAAAATACAAGATTGGTATGTCCATTTTAGACGAAATTAACCAACAAATTGTTTCGCCTTATAGCAAATTGCGAGATTTGATTACAAGTCAAAACGATTTTGTCAAGAAACAAACAGACATTCTTGAGTTTGCTAGCAGATTTTGCCGAAAGGGCAGTCTACGTGTGCCAAATATTAATGATGGAGAAATGGAGAACGAGTGGTGGTTGTATTGTAAGGAAACAAATGTCAAATTGCTGCCTCTATTTCGCTACAAATTGGCCAAGGTATTTATAACAAACCCGTCAAATTATGAAACTGTAATGAATGAAATCATTAAACAGATTGGCAAAATTGGCGGCAATGGTGATGCTTGGACAGATATTCATAGCGGCGAGGTTATTTGCTATATTGATGCCGACGAAGATGAAGGTTACAAAGATGGGTTCAAGGTTAAGAGCCGTGGCGTTTTAGAAGAGGAAAATGAATTAAAACCATCGACTACTAATGCTAGTAACGTAGATAACGCTACTAACGCTACTAATGCTGCTAACGCTATAGCAAAAGTCAAATTATCACCCGACGGCCAAATGGTTGCCAATGTTATCAATGGACTGGCCGCAAATATGGGAATAAATATCGACAATTCGAGCAGTTTTATTATAAAGGTTGTCACTGAATTAATGAGCGACTCAAAGATCATTCCCAAGGAACCGGCTTACAGAGAAAAGGAAAAGAAGGCGGCAAAAGAGGGGAAGAAAATACCCGAATATGGTGCCGTATACAGTTCAACCCTATTGTTTTTGACACTCGGTATGTTCATAATTGGCGTCCAAACATCGGTGCCATCTTTGAAGACCCGTAAGACATTCCCTGGCTGCGTCAGGTCATTCAGTGGCTTCCCAATCGAAGGCGAAGGTGATGACAGTGGTCTAAATTATTTGTCTTGTGTCGCATATAAAATGAAGTCAAAGACAATGCCTTGGGATGCTTTGGCTAGAATAAAAGAGGAAAAATTGGCAGACACGATAAAAGTATTCATTGTTAAATATTTGATGCCATATGCGGAAGTGGAACAGAAAATCAAGGAAAAAGTTGAATACTTATTATCCAATCCGGAAGTGGATATTCCTGATGAACATGTCTTGTCAAAGTGGACGACCTTTTTGCCGCCGTTGAAGCGTTTTCATATTAAGGGGCTTCAAAGCGTGAGTGATGGGTTCAACGAGGATTTCGAACGTGAAATAAAGCTCGGCAGTCACAAGCAATTGGAAAAGTTGTTAGTGATTGAATCAAAAGTAATTGCTTTTTCTTTAGCGATGCAAGAAGAAATACAAAAGATAATCGAACATAAGGATCTATTATTGCGGTCATCGTCGAATCCGTTTATGGATAATGCGTGCTGTAATGAGAAGGAAAATGTGAATAACACCGCGTTGGAATATTTTGTAAAAGAGAACCCCAATATTGGCGTCTATGGCAACGTTGTAAGGGAGTTGTCAGCGGTTCTACAAGACATCAAGATTTTGACCCAAAGCGCACTAATGTTGAGCACAGAGGATACCAAACGCATATTTCCGGAGATACCCGAGAATTTCAGCGAGGAGACAATTTACAGGGCATTTATAGACTTGTGTAAGTTCCAATCATCTGTGCCAATTGACGAAGAATTGGCGACCATTTGTATTAACAAGCCGGATTATTTAAGCAAGAATGACACACTACAAGAGAAAATCGCAAAACTAAAGCGAGACGGACGAAATTACAACAAGGATACCTTCTTACGGCTTTTCCAAATTGTAAGCAGAAACAATATAATCCGTATTTCATTGTCAAACAATCCACCGTCCTATTCAGACAATCTGAGAAGATATTTATTAAAAATAGACAACGAAGATGATTCTGCCATTAGTCGCGGGTTCAGACAGAAAATGGAAGTATTATTGGATACCTATGATATTGCTTTACAAGAAGATACTGAGGAAATGAGAGCCATGAAGAATTATTTGGCTCACTCCAATGATATGATGCGCAAGGATATTCTTGATTTTATTAAAAGAAAGGCAAAGGTTGGAACAGGTGAGCTAAAACGCATTGCTTTGTTTATGAAAGACCTAACCGTTTGGGATTCCGATTTGAAGCCGAGAAATCGTGGAGCAAAGATATCCGATGATTCAATGTATAATTATATCAACTTTTACAAGACATTTATTACATTGTTATCAACTGTTTTGCCGACGATGATTATAAATGAGCAGCAACAGACATTGGATGCGCCTGCTTATTGGGGTGTATCGCAGAAACACGCAATCGATTTGAAGAACATTGTAGAAGGCTATTATGAGCCATTGAAAAAATTCTATGGTAACAAGTCAATTGTAAATATTCTGTATGAGATACAGAGCAAATGCCGAAACCTTGTTTTAATTGCGAACGAGACTCCGGCCTTAACCAATATTCAAATTGGCAAACCAAGGGGCGACGAACCGCCACTCGAAACGTACTCTGTATTTGACAAGAGAACAGCAACATTGTTGTTTGAATATTATACATTACAGATATTTATCGAATATATAAATCTAACAAAAGACCCGAAAATGCTTAGCAGAATGTTGATTACACCGGAGAACGACAGTGATACCATTTATAGTGCTGACTTTTTAATAGAGCAGCAATTACGGTTTAGCGAGTCCGAGCAGCAATTTATTGAAGGCGATGTTGCCAAGTTACAAGAAACTGTGGCGCGTTTGTTAGTTGGTTATATTACAATGATGATGAATTCAAAGGATACAATTGATATGTCTTATGATACTATTATGGATCGTGTTTTCAAATTGAAGGAAAGTGAGAAATATACATTTACGGACCGTCTGAAGAGCATGACAGAAGAAGAAAGAGCCGTAGATACTATTTTGAAGGTCAATAAGTTGGGTGCGTGGAGCAAAGGTTTGATGAAAGGGATTAAAGAATATGATCCGGAGAATTACGACCAAGAGAAGGAGATGACGGAGAAGATTGCTGAAATCGAAAAAGGCATAAGACGCAACGCGAATGTAACCGATAGAAATGCCGATATGTTTTTCGAAGATGCGTTGGCGGAGATGGATACAGATGATTTTGTCAATGGCGATGAGATAATGATGGGAGACATCAATGAAGACAATCAGGATGGGGACCCATTTGGCGACGAAATGGACCAAGATCAAGATACAGATTACAATTAATAGACAATTAATATACAAATATGAAATAATATTTACTCATTATATAATATAGATATAATGAGTGGAAATCAACAGGGTAATAATAATAGAAGACCGGGTCCCAATAATAGTAATAGTAATAATAGGAATAATGCGTATAACAATTATAACGATAGTAGAGATACAAGAAGAGATACAAGAGATACAAGAGATACAAGAGATACAAGACCTCGCGAAGCTTATAACGATTATGAAAGTAGAAGAGATTACGACAGTAGGGATACAAGAAGACCCAGCAATGCTTATAACGATTATGAAAGAAGAAGAGATTATGACAATAGGGATACAAGAGGAAGAGATTATGACAATAGTAGTAGAAGAGATGAAAGACCTCGAGATACAAGACCTCCAAATTATAATTCTAATGTACAACCACAAAAATCGCGACCTACTGGGGCATCCATTGCGATGGCAGCCGCAGCCAAAGCGGTTAATTATGAAAAAGAACCAGTCAAAGAAGCAGTCAAAGAAACAGTCAAAGAACCAGTCAAAGAAGCAGTCAAAGAAAAAGAAACAGTCAAAGAAAAGGTATCACAATATGGGGAAACGCCCTTGTTACAAAAACATGTTGAGAACCTCCGAATGTCTTCATCAAAAGCATATGAAAAAACAGAAGTAAAAACAGAAGTAAAAGCAGAAGTAAAGAAACGTTGCGCATTCGCAATCATCCATTTCGGAAGCAACCCAGTATATTTAGAACTCGAATTGTATTTTTTCAAAATGTTGCGACAATATACGAACCACGACATTATCTATTTATATTCTGAAACTGATACACCTCCGTCTTTTGTCGACACGGTTAGACCATTTGTAACAAATGTAGTGCCATATGACGACAACCAAATTACATACAATGTGACTTTTAAAAGTGGTTATTCAAATTTCAATACATTAAGAACATGTAACTTCATATTTGCTTACACATTGGAACAATATGATACAGTGTGTATTATAGAATCCGATTTGGTTATTATGAAATCAATTGACCCCATTTTTGAGTTGAAATCGCCAGCTGTACTAACATATTATACTGGTGTTCCAAAATTAAATCAACAAATAACGAACAAACCAATGGATGTTTTGGCAAAGTGTCAAGAAATGGGAAGGATAAACGGCGGTGTAATGCTGATTAAACCAAGTATGAGAATGTTTGAAATGTATAAATCCAAAATACCTGAAGTAGTCGAGCGTGGATGTAAGTATCCCAACGAGACACTGTTTGAATATGTTAATAACTCCTATTACAATTTACCAATTCAATATAATTTATCACATTTTTTAGCAAAACCTTTCAAATTACGTGAATATGGACTAACAGCAAATGATATCATTGTGTATCACTTTAATGAAACTAAATACAAGCATTTGGATATTATAAAAAACCCACTCGATGAAAATGGCGGCAATTGGATGGACATTATTCAACAAGATAAGAAATATGAAATAAAGAAGCTGCCAATATTACATTATAAAACAACGACTTATGATAAATATAATTCAGAAATATCTAGGCTGTTAATGGGTTTAGAAAAATCCAAACCCAAGGCCAAATCACCTGTATCACCAAAAAAGGACGAGCTTAGACCCGGTTCGCCTTTACAATTGAAATCAAAATCTGCTTCTTCTAGTTCTTCTAAAAAATCTTCTAAAAAATCAAGTTCTAAATCTTCATCTAGTTCATCTTCATCTTCTAAGAAAACAAAATCTAAGAAACCGAGGTGCCCAAAAGGAACCCGTCGCAGCAAAAAGACGGGCAATTGCGAACCGTATACACAAAGTAAGAAATAAGAATTTTAAACTTAGAAAATAGAAAAGTAAAAAAGGATTAAAGTAAAAAGAGTAAAAGGATAAAAGTTTTTTAAATACGGATATATTAGAGATGTTAAAATCATTCATAAGAGAAAATGTAACTTTAGTAGCCATTGCAATTTTTACAGTATTATTTGGACTTATTCATTTAATTCAACCAGCATGCCTATATAAATCAGATGGCAGCATACGTGAATTCGGAGTCGGATACAAAAATAAAACAATATTGCCCATTTGGCTCCTCTCCATTGTTTTAGGCATTTTATCGTATTTGTTTGTCCTCTATTATTTAGCATATCCGAGAATAACCTTGATTTAAACCTGGACCGAATTATATATATTATTTTTAACTTAAAGAAACTTTACAAGAAAATAATATATAATTTTTAACTTAAAGACGTCTGAACCGCGTTATTTAGTGCCGCCTTCTGCGCCGCATCCTCTTGCTGCTGAACATACTCATCGTGACTGGTCTTTATCTGTTCCACGCTCTTCTTACAGCCAACATTCGCCAAATTATAGTAGACAATCGACGATATTAGGAGCGCGGTATACACATACCAAATGGCCTCACCAATGTTGTCCTTCAATACAACTAGATTGAGCATTTGGGTCTTATAATCGTTCTCTATACTTACTGTATTTCTAATTGTCGGCTTCATTAACGGGCGCATGGTTGACCAAAAATCCGCAAAATTATCAGGCGTCATTTTATTTATTAGTATTGACTGATTATTGTCGACCATTTTGGTTAAGGCCATAGCTGCCTTTTCTAGATCACCTGTAGATTGACCAGCTTGCTGTGCTTTGTCAACATCTTTCTGTAAATCCGTGTTCATAATGGCGTCGAAAATATCCTTCGCTCCACTTGAAACCACAAAGTAGCCAATCACGTCTGAAAACGCGCTCTTGAAGCCAGGAAAAATAATGAGCACAGCGAGCATCGTGCCAAAAATTACAGTCCATGGTAAAATTGTATAAAGCGCTGCGATGCCAATATTGTCCTTGGATGTGCCACCGCATTTAGTATTCATGTAATTCGTATTTAATATGAACTGGGATAGACACACTGCTAAAAGATATAGCGCCAGTTTAGGGAATATGGAACTCTTGTATTCATTAAAACAATCCATGGTTATAGCACGTGTCTTGATATCAATCTCCGGCAATTTATCAAGCGTAAGTGTAGGTTTTAAAACCATAAAATACACAATTGT